GAGGACAATCTTTACGATCGTCTTGCTTCTCGGTACACTCGTGCCCTTGCTCGTTCAATGGCACACACAAAGCAGGTAAAAGCTGCCGCAGTTCTTAACAATGCATTCTCCGCTGGCGCATTTGCTGGTGGTGACGGTGTTGCTCTCTGCGCCACTAATCACCCGCTTACAAGTGGTGGCACATTCGCCAATGAGCCAGCAACTGCTGCTGACTTGAATGAGACTTCTCTTGAAGACTCACTTATCAGCATCGCTGGTTTTGTTGATGAGCGCGGTTTGATCATTGCTCTTAAAGGCATGAAGCTTATCGTTCCTCGTCAGCTACAGTTTGTTGCCGAGCGTCTGTTGGTATCTAACCTACGGGTTGGAACAGCCGACAATGACGTAAATGCACTTCGGTCAATGGGCATGCTTCCTAACGGTTATGTAGTCAATGACTTCCTAACCGATACAGACGCATTCTTCCTGAAGACTGATGCACCAAACGGCTTCAAGCATTTTGAGCGTTTGGCTTTGTCAACTGCAATGGATCCAGACTTCGACACTGGCAACATGCGGTACAAAGCTCGTGAGCGTTACAGCTTCGGCTTCTCAGATCCTCGCGCAGTGTTCGGTTCACCGGGCGCATAAGTGTAGGTAAAATGATATTAAAGGGCAGCTTCCATGCTGCCCTTTTTTGTTGTACAATGTTTTATTCCTGACAACTGCATTGGGCGGTTGACACTAGCCACGACAGGAGACTTAAATGGCTACCACTACTTTCTCTGGTCCTATTAAGGCCGGAACTATCAAGAACACAACAGGCACGACTCTCGGCTCAAACATTGCTAACGTCGGTCAAGTTGTTATGGCTCAGACATTTTCAGCAGACCTATCAGGTGGCGCTCTAGCTGCCCAAGTTACTGATGTTGTTATTCCTGCAAATTCTCAAATTATTGACTGTGTGATTGACGTTATTACAGCCGCGAATGCTACGACCAACCTTAGTGTTGGAGACACAGCAGGTGGCGCAGCTACAATCCTGAACACTTTTGCAAGTGGCACAACTGCTGGACGTAAGTACCCAACAACTCAGGCTGGCGCTGCATTAGCTTGGCAGGACACTGGCACATCAGACATTCGTTTGACTGTGACCGCTTCTGCTGCCACAAACGCAGGCCTTGTTCGCTTTACAATCCTGTATCAGCAGAACAACAACCTTGCTTAATAGGAGGGCGGAATGGCTGCTTCTATCACAGCAAAAACAGTTACAGCTACCGGAACAGTGCAAGGTGGTAGAACTCGTTTAAAAGCTTTCTATGTGAAGACAGCTTCTAGCGGGTCACCTGCGGTGGTGTTTAAAAACGGCAGTAGCGGTGCTACTTTATTGTCAATGGTGTTCCACACATCCGACGACAATCAGATCACCATCCCTGACCACGGTATGATCTTCGATGATGAGTGTCATGTGACACTTACCAACGTAGATTCGCTTACTGGATTCTTTGGCTAATGGCTAGAAAACCAGCCAAGATGCCAAGTCGTAACAAGAAAAATTTCCGCTCTACAAAATCTGGAGCGGGAATGACCAAGGCTGGTGTGGCGGCGTACCGCCGCGCCAACCCCGGGTCAAAGTTAAAGACCGCTGTTACTGGTAAAGTAAAGAAGGGGTCAGCATCTGCTAAACGTCGTTCTTCATACTGTAGCCGCTCAAAAGGGCAGATGAAGATGCATAACATCAATTGCAGCAAAACGCCTAAGAAACGTATCTGCGCTGCACGGCGGAGGTGGAAGTGCTAATGGACAATAAGATATTTATCGTGGCCTTGTTGGGCTTTTGTGGGTGGATTGGTATGTCTGTCACAGACTTAAAAACCGAAGTCGCAGTGGTTAACATGAAGGTTACGGAAAACCACAAGATGTTAAGTGTTTTGTGGGATGATTTCTTGGAGAATAAAAATGACAATCTCGCGTGGATCGATGACAAAGCAAATATCAAAGCCACCGCAAAGACGGAAAAGACCATCAAGTAATCCCAGAGTTGCTAGGGGGTGCGGGACTGTTTTAAGTGACAGAAGAAAAGTAACTAAACGTGCGAGAAGGAAAAAAAGGAATGGCTAAAGATGCATGTTACAGCAAGGTTAAGCGCCGTTATAAAGTCTTCCCGTCAGCGTATGCAAGCGGGGCAATCGCCAAATGTCGTAAAGTCGGCGCAGCAAACTGGGGAAATAGCAAGAAAAAAGCAAAAGGGGGAACATTTAAATACCGAACAACCAAGATATATTGATAGCGGCCCTGTAATTCTACGACCGTGATTAATCAGAGAGATAGTTATGGAACCAATATCAACGGCCTTGGCTGGGATAGCCTTAGTTAAAAGCGCCGTTGACGGTATTAAAAGTGCCATTGGTACAGCTAATGATATAGGAGATATCGCGGGTCAGATAGATGCTTTGTTTACAGGTCAAAAGCAGGTAAACGAAGCTAGAAACAAAAAGTCTGGCGTTGGTATAAAAGATCAGTTTGGTGTGGAGTCCGTTGCTCGTGAGGTTATTGATGCCAAAATAGCAGCCGAAAAGCTACAAGAAGTAGCTACTATGGTGAATATGCGTTTCGGACCGAATACATGGAAGAATATTTTAGAAGAAAGACAAAAAAGGATACAAGAGGCAAAAGAGGCTGCGGCGGCAGAACGTAGGCGAAAGCTACAAGCGTCCAGAGAATTCGAAGAAATGATGAAGCAAATTGTTCTTGTTGCTACTATTATAGTTATCTCTCTTGGTTTGTTTGTTTATTTGTTTGCAGTTATTCAGTAAGTATGGATGAGATATGGCAGTACGAAAGACTAAAAAGGGAGCGGCTCTCAAGCGGTGGTTCAAAGAAGAATGGAAGGATGTTCGCACGGGCAAAGCGTGTGGGCGTGGCAAGAGTGAAAAACGGGGTACTCCATATTGCCGCCCCTCTAAGCGCGTGTCTTCTAAGACCCCTAAAACATCCAAAGAAATGACAGCAGCCGAAAAACGTAGTAGAATATCACAAAAGAAGAGACTAGGACAGCCAGCGGGTAAGCCACGCAGAGTAAAATCTTTAAGAAGGAAAAAATAATGGCTCTTTCAGGATCCAGAAACTTCGAGCTAAACGTCGCTGAAATTATTGAAGAGGCGTATGAGCGGTGTGGGTTAGAGGCTCGTACTGGTTATGACTTTAAAACAGCCCGACGCTCTCTTAACTTAATGTTTGCTGACTGGGCTAACAGAGGTCTTAACTTGTGGACAGTTAAGCAAGGCACACAGGCGCTAACATCAGGCACAGCGACATACACCTTCACAGCAGACTATACGGACTTGTTAGAGGTAGTATTACGTCGCAGTGGTACAGACTTTGAGTTGTCTCGGATGTCTAGGGGTGATTACTTAACAATCCCTGCAAAAACAACAGAAGGCCGACCAAGTCAGTATTTCTATAATCGTCAAACACTGCCACAGGTGACGCTGTGGCCTACGCCAGATAGCTCCACAGATACTTTAATTTATTATTTTGTGCAGAGGATGGATGATGCTGACACTCTGGTTAATACAACAGATGCACCGTTTCGTTTTTATCCCTGTATGGTTGCGGGTCTAGCTTATTACGTCGCGATGAAGAAAGCCCCGGATAGAATTCAGCTTTTAAAGTCGGTGTACGAAGAAGAGTTTCAACGTGCAGCAAGTGAGGACGAGGACAGGGTGCCGCTGAAGCTTCAGCCAAGTATTCAATATCTTCGGGTTAATTAATGGCAAGACATGCATCTGGTAAAAGGGCTTGGGGTCTTTCGGATCGTTCCGGGTTTCGGTATCGTCTTGCGGAGATGTTGGTTGAGTGGAATGGTCTTAAAGTTGGGCCAGATGAGTATGAAGAGAAACACCCACAACTAAACCCACGCAGAATAGGACCGGACCCGCAGGCTCTTTTACAGCCTAGACCGGACACAGCCACCGAGGTAGCTGGTCAGGTTCTTTTAGTGATGAACCCCTTTCAGTCAGGAAGTGCGGGTTCTTCTGTGATTACTGTGTTTGAACCATCTCATGGACGCAGCACATCCAATGTTGTTATTTTCCGTAAAACACAAGCATTTGACGGTTTTTCCACAACCGTTTTGAACAAAGCTGCTGGGTACACAATCACCGTTGTTGATGCCAATTCGTATACAATTACAGTTACTGGCGAAACAGCAACCATCGGCGGCATAAGAGGCGGAGGCGGGGTTGCAACCGCTGCCGCTGGTGTAGCAACAACATCATCGACGTTTGATTCGATAAGTGTTACATTCGATTCGGCAAGCAAGACTTTTGACGAGGCTTAAATGGCAAAACAAGCAGTAGGAATTGGAACATCAGCTAATGATGGAACGGGTGATACCCTTCGTGCAGGTGCGGACAAGATAAACGATAACTTCGATGAGATCTACAGTGCGTTAGGTAATGGAACCACGCTTACGGATATTATCGACACAAACGGTGTTCTTGACGTTAGTCAAGGCGCGAATAAGATCGTTTTCTATTACGCAGCTTTGAGTGACTTGCCCAGCGCGTCAACATATCATGGGGCTATTGCTCATGTTCATGCGACTGGAGGGATGTACTTTGCTCACGGCGGAGCTTGGGTACGTTTAAATGATGAAGCAAGCGGTCCTGTAACCAAATACACCACTGGTGTGAATGGTTCTTCTGCGTATACATTTACTGGCCCCGGGGCAACTTCAGGTAACAACCCGAACTTTACCTTCTACAAGGGTCACACATATTTGATTGACAATACAGCTAATGTATCAAGCCATCCTTTGCAAATCAGGACATCTAACGGTGGCTCTGCTTTTACAACAGGGGTGACAGATAATTACAATTCTACCACCGGATTGACGCAGTTCATTGTCCCGCATGAACCAAGCGATACATCTTTGGTGTATCAGTGCACTAACCATAGCGGTATGGTCGGCAATATAACAATAGTATAGTGAGCAAGTGACATGTCATTTACATACACAGAGCTACAAGACGCGATAAAGAATTTTACAGAGAACGAGGAAACTTCTTTTGTAACTAACCTGCCTGTGTTTATTCGTGGCGCGGAAGACCGTATTTTTACGCTGGTTGACTTAGAACTATTTAGGAAAAATGCTACCTCACAGTTAACAGCCAGTGACCCTTACTTAAATGTCCCTAACGATTATTTAGCACCTTTTTCCTTTCAGGTCACAACAGCTAACTATAAAGAGTTTTTGGATATTAAGGATGTAAACTTTATCCAGCGTTACTCAATAGATTATGGCAGTAACGCTGTTCCAAAATACTATGGTATTTTTGATATAGACAACTTTATTGTAGGTCCTACACCAGATCAGGCGTATACGGTAGAGCTTCATTATTATTATAGACCAGCCAGCATCACGGCTGGTGCAGGTACAGGCAATACTTGGCTCAGTACCAACGCCCCCAATGCCCTTCTTTACGGTTCACTTGTAGAAGCGTATACTTACATGAAGGGTGAACAGGATATGATGCAACTGTATGAGCAAAGGTTCATGCAGGAAATACAACGCTTAAAAGATTTGGCTGAAGCTAGAGAGAATAGTGATGCCTACAGGAGAGGTCTACCTGATAGGCCACGCACTTAAACAGGAGTAAGAACGATGGCAACA